ACGTTCAGACCAGCGACAGCCGGTTGACCGATGCCCGGGAATGGTCGGCAGCCACGGTCACGCAGGCGGCGGCAGAGGCGGGCACCGAGACAGAGAGGCGGGCCTGGACGGTGCAGCGGGTCTGGCAGGCCGCGGGGGCATGGTGGCTGAGCATCACCGGCGCTACGGGCCGATCCCTGGCGGGGGCTGCAACGCCGGCGGCAGGGCGCGCGGTGCTGGAGCTGGGGACGGCAGCCACTACCGACGCCACCGCCTACGCCTCGGCCAGCCACACCCAACCCGGCAGCACCATCACCGGCGCGTACACCGCTGCTGGGCTGACGATGGCCACGGCGCGATTCCTGGCGCGGTGGTCATCGGGGTCTGGAGCTGCGGAGGAGGGATCGTTTGGGGCGGGGCTGAGCCTGAGTGCTAGCGGTGTGTTGTCTGTCACGGCTGCGGGCACCAAGACCATTCAGCGATTCACGCCACGCGATAACCAACCGCCAGCCGTGAACTTTGCGACGCTCAACACACGCAACAGCATCGCCGTGCTGGAGTTTGACGCCGCGACACAGGAATCAGCGGCGTTTGTTGGGGTGATCAGTGAAGCGGCCAACCTCGCCAGCGGCCTGATGGTGCGCATCTGGTGGATGGGCGCCACGGCCACCGGCGGCAACGTTCGCTGGGGTGCATCGTTCGAGCGCACCGGAACCGACACGGACGCCGACTCATTTGACTCCGTGACTGAGGTGACCAGCGCCGCCAATGGCACCAGCGGAATTGAGACCGTTGCCGAGATTACATGCACCGCAATCGACAGCCTGGCCGCTGGTGAACGGTTTCGGCTGCGAGTGCAGCGAATTGCCGCCGATGCCACGAACGACACAATGACCGGCGACGCCCAGCTAATAGCGGTGGAAGTGCGGGGGGTTGCGTGATGAGTTATTTACTTAGTGGTACTACTGGGCAAGATTTGACTTCAAACCTTACAAATGCTTTTGAATTTGGCGTAAATAATTTTGCGATTTGTTTTAACGTTATTTTCTATAATTTGTCATCAATTCAAGGTATTTTATGCGCCGGGGAAGGAGTAAATAGTGGTTCTTCAAATGCAAATTGTCAATGGGTAATTTTTGCAGCTAATGCATCAAACGAGCTTGGTTTTATTCGCAAAACTTCACCATCTATAGAGTTTTACAATAAATTTAATTGGGCTTATCAGACTAATACTCTTTACAATGTTTGCTTATTGCGATCTAGTGGAACCATGAAATTATTTGTAAACGCAGTAGAAACCGGATCCTCAATTGTAAACACTACAAACATATCCGCAATTACAGATCCATCATTTAGGATTGGCAGTATTTTCACTGGCGGCGCTTCGGTTGGTTACAAATATGCAAATATTGAGATTTCTGAGATTGCAATATGGAAAAACAGCTTAACTAACAATGAAATCAATGCTTTACATAAAGGATTTACGGCTGATCAAATTTGTCCACAATCGCTTGCATTTTATGCTCCGCTTATTCGAAATTTAGTTGATCTCCGTGGTGGTCTTGTTATCACCAACAACAACGGCGCCACGCCATCAACTCACCCCCGCATTTACACATGACCCTCTATCGCAACATCACCACCGGCGAAATTCGCGACCTGGACGACGCCCTGATCGCTGCCTGGCAGGCGACCGGGAACCCGAAGGCGGGCCAGTGGGAGGCTTATTCCCCCCCGCCTCCTCCGCCCCCCGCGCCACCGTCGCCGGACTGGTCTGGGTTCCTGTCTCAGCTGCTGCTGTCTCCAACCCTGGCGGGCGCTCAGCTCCAGGCCCAACAGATGATCGCCGATGAGCTCCAGACGGCTACGGGGCAGCGCCAGGCCGAGCTGTTGCGGGCTTGGAACGCGCTCAACGGTCTGCCTGCGGTTCTGGCGGCAGCCGCACCCACCGGCGGGCCTGGGTTGTTCGTCGATGCCTGGTCGGCACTCCGGCAAGCCCAGTTGGTGTCGCCACAGGTTGCTGAGGCGCTGACGGAGTTGGCGCAGGTGCATCACCTGCCGGCCGATCTCATTGACGCGCTAGGGGCGGAGCCGTGACTGCCAGCAAGCGAGAGCAGATCATCGCCGCCGTGGCTGCCCTGGTGGCCACGGTGCCTGGCGCCAGCCACTGGCGCAGCCGCTCCGAAGCGATCATCCGGGCAGAGGCTCCGGCAACGGTTACAGCGCCAGCCCGCAATGCCCCGTCAGACCCTCAGGTCAGCACCTGCAGGATCGACAACACCCTGATCATTCAGGTTGCGGTGAACACCAGGGGGGCAATCCCCGACCAGCTGGCAGACCCGATCCTGGCGGCCATCCATGCCGCGCTCATGGCTGATCGGACCATCGGCGGGTTGGCCCTAAAGATCACACCAGGCCAAACGGATTGGCAGCTTGAGAAGGGCGACCTGACCAGCTGCTGGGCGGTTCAGGATTGGATTGTGCAATACCGAACCAGCCCAGAATCCCTAGCCTGATACCAACACACCTAGAGCGGAATGGGACAGTACAGCAAACGGCTGCTCCTGGCAGCCATTGAAAGCCCCTACGGGACCAGTGCCAACCCTGGCGGCACGGCTGCAATCATGGTGAACGATGATCTCCAGATTACGCCGCTGGACGCGGATGAGCTGGAGCGCACAACGCTACAGCCGCATTTTGGTACGCGGCGCAAGTTCCTGATCAACCAAAAAGTACAGTTCAGCTTCTCGGTTGATGTTGCCGGCTCTGGTGTAGCTGGCACGGCGCCTAAGTGGGGTCGGCTGCTGCAGGCCTGTGGGTTTGGCGAGACTGTGGTAGCAAGCACCAGTGTCACCTACAACCTGAAGACGGATAACGCCGACATTGCTGGTCTAACCATTGCTGCCTACATGGATGGCCAAAAGCACCTAGCAACAGGTTGCAGGGGCTCGGCTCAGTTTATGGGCAAGGTGGACGAGTTCTTTCGCGTGATGTTCAATATGACCGGCATTTACGCGGCGCCAACGGATGTAGCGCTGCCGTCCGCAACGTTCGGCAACCATGTTGACCCGTTGCATGTCAACAACGCAAACACTACGAACCTGCTTATCAATAGCTGGAATGGCGCCTGCTTGAGCGAGTTTGATTTTAATTTGAACAACAGCATCAACTACAGGGAGCTGGTTGGTTGCACCAAGCAAGTGCGTGTGAACGATCGCCAAGGTAACGGCAAGATCGTAATTGAATCGCCATCTCTTGCAACCTTCAACGCCTTCACCGCTGCAACCACCAGCGCCGTTGGCACGGTGAGCTTTAGCCATGCTGACAGCGCTGGCGGCAGTTGCGCGGTAACGGCTCGGTGCAACTTCGGAGCGCCAACCTATGCGGATATGGACAACATCACAATGCTTGACATTCCCGTCGGCTTAGTTCCAAGCACGGCCGGCAATGATGAGTTGACACTGGTGTTCACCTGATGGCCTTTACCATATATCCCTACAACCACCTTTTATCAGAGGCATGGGCTGGCTCCTGGCGTGCATCGGCTACGCCAGACTTCAGGGTCAACCTCTACACGGCTTTCACCTTCAACGCCACCCACACCACGAAGGCGGCGGCGGAGACCTTCGCAACACAAGTGGCGACAGGATCCGGGTACACGCAAGACGCCAAAACCCTGGCCAATGTAACGGTGCTGGCGTATCAGACCACGGGCATCGTGTTCAACACGGATCCAATCATCTGGTATCCACCGAGTAGCACGACGCTGACCGCAAGGCACGCGCTGGTGTACGCAAATGGAACGACAGGCAATAAGCCATTCATGTACATTGACTTTGGAGAATCGAAATCGGCAGCCTCTCCACTGCCGTTTATCATCGCCCCCGCTCCTGGCGGCTGGTTCACGTTAAACTGGGCATCTTGATCACTCCCACGACACCTAACCCATGGCCTTTAAGTTAGACCAGAAGCCCCACTACAAATGGCCGGTTGAGTTTGAAGTGCCAACCGATGGCGGCACCTGGGCAAAGCAAAGCTTTGATGGTCACTTTGCCAGGCTAGGACAAGAACGAGTTGAATATCTTACAGAAAGTTACACTAGAAGGGTTGCGGATCTAAAGGCAGGTGTTGAGCTCGATGAAGAGCTAGCGGCCCTGACGCCTAAGGCTATTGCAGGAGAAATCTTGATTGGCTGGAATGGCATCTTTGACGATGATGGCAACGAGATACCTTGTACGCCGGCCACTAAGGAGCGGGTGCTTGAGGTTGAAACCGTTGCCGCTGCAGTGATTCAGGCATGGTCTAGCAGCCTGCAGGGTAGCGCTGCAAAAAAGCAAACCTCCAAGAAGCCGCGAGGTATTGGCTGAGCGGCGGCCAAAACAAGCTGGCGGATGATGCGGCTGCGCACGGCATAGATCTGCCGGCCGAGCTGCTACCCGATCCAGATTGCTGGGTCTGGCCGGAGAACTGGGAGGCCTTGCTGATGTTCCTCCGGATGGAGACGCAATGGCGCATCGGCATGAATGGCCGCGAAGGCCTCGACTACCGAGTGCTGGAGTGGCTCTTTAGCCTGTACCCAGCAGACGACCCGCGCCAACTGTTGGAGGATCTACGGGTGATCGAGGTCACGATCCTGGAGGCTGATCGCAATGGCTGAAATGTCGGCCCTGCTGCGGATCATTGCCAGGGCAGATGGCAAGGATCAGTTGGAGGGCATTGCCCGATCAATGGGCAACCTCCAGCGCTCCAGCGCCAACACCACACGGGCGCTTGAGGGCATCGCCAACTCAGCCGGCGGCCTGGCGGGCTCCATGCGGTCGCTGGTGCCGCTGCTCAGCGGGGCGGGGCTGGTGGCCCTGGCGCAACGGTCAATCGAGACAGGGGACAGGTTGTGGGACTTGAGCCAGCGCACCGGCGTCAGCGTTGAGCGACTGAGCCAGCTGAGCAAGGCGGCCCGGTTGGGCGGCACCGACATCGAAACGGTTGCCATGGCGCTGCAGCGGATGAGCCGCAGCATGGTTGCCGCCAGCGACGGATCCAGGGCGATGGCCGATCGTCAGGAGGATGCTCAGCGGCGGGCGGTGGATGCAGTCCAGCGCGGGGAACGCGCTCAGACCCAGCTCGTGCGCGAGCAGGCAGACGCCAGGCTGGCGGCGCTGGATCGCGAGAGCGATGCGCGGCTGAGAGTCCTGGGGCGCCGCTACAGGGCTGAGCTGCAGCTGTTGAGCGATCAGGCGGACGACCGGCAGGGTGAGCAGGAGCGCCAGCTACAGGCACAGGAGGATGCCGAGACGCGCGCGGCGCAACGGCGGTTCGATGCTCAGCGGCGGGCGATCACGGCAGACAGGGCTCTGGCAGATGAGGCGCGTCAGGCCATGCTGGAGAGCCTGCGGGATCAGGAGGATCAGGCGGTTGGGGTGATTCGGGACGCCTACGCGCTGCGATCACGGGAGCTGCAGCGGTCATTCAGGGATCAGCGCCAGGAGCAGCAGGACGCGATCGACGACCGGCGCAGCCAGGAGGAGCGGGCGATCCGGGACTCTGTTGACCGTCGAAAATCCGGGATCAGGGCGGAGACCGATGCCACGATCGAGGGACTGAAAGCTGTGGCATTGGCCAAGATCGAGGCATTGAAGGGCGGCCCAGCCGGCGGCGAGGATATGGAGGGCCTCAACACCAGTAAGGCCGCGAACGCCTACCGAGAGCTGGGGATTGCCGTCCGCGATTCGAGGGGGCAGCTGCGGAGCAGCGGCGACGTGCTGATCGACGTGGCAAACAGGTTCCAGACCATGGCCGATGGCGTGGATAAGGCGGCCCTGGCGCAGCAGCTGTTCGGCCGCGGCGGTGCCCAGCTGATCCCGATGCTCAATGAGGGCGGGGAGGCGATCAGCAAGCTCAGGGGGATGACCAGGGAGCAAGCCGCTGCCAGCGATCAACTCAGCGACGAGATGGAGACGCTCCAGATGCGTGTAGGTGGCCTGGGCGGCAAGCTCGCGGTGGCCCTCATGCCCTCGCTGGAAGCGGTGACCAACAACCTGATTAGCATGATCGACGCCTTCAATCGGCTGGATCCGGGGATGCAAAAAGTCATCGGCTACGGCGCCCTGGTTGCGGTCGCCTGGGGGCCATTGATGGGCACCATCGTCAACACCGCAAAGGCGTTTGCCATACTGCAGGGCGGCCTTGCCCTACTCGCCGGCGGCGCCGCTGCAGCTGGTGGAGGCGGCGGGATCCTCGCCGGTCTGGTGGCCATCATCACTGGCCCTGTTGGGCTGATCGCGGCGCTCGTGGCGGCTGGCGTGGCCCTTTTCGTGTTCCGGGATCAGGTTGGTAATGCGATGGCTGGCCTAGGCGATATGTGGATCAACACCTTCCAGGCCATGATTGACTTCTCACGCGATATTTTTAACCAAATCATTCAGTCATTTACAAGTGTCGTTAATACACCGTTTGGCATACTGATAAAGGCGATGCGGGGCGACTGGGGCGGGGTGCTGCTGGCCATGGCGTCCCTTGCGCTTGATCAATTCAAGGGTATTGGCGACATGATCGGCAGGCAATTACGCGGCGCATTTACGGCAGCTTCCAATGCTGTTCAAAACATCTGGAATGGTATGTTACAAGGCATCCGCAATGCCATTAACTCTGTATTCGCAGGCATCGGTAGCACTATCAATAGCTGGATCAATGGCATTAATAACGCCATTCGATCGGTGGCGTCAGCAACCGGCACCAAGCTGCCGCAGATCGCAACGGTCAACATCCCCCGCTTCGCAACCGGCGGCTACGTCACTGGCCCAACGATCGCCCAGATCGGCGAGGGCGGCCAGCCAGAGTATGTGATCCCCTCCAGCAAGATGGGCGCGGCCTCTGCCGCGTATCTGGGCGGGGCCCGGGGCGCTGCCGTGCTGGCGGGCTCGGCCACCAATGGCCGGCCTGTGATCGAAATCACGACCGGCCCGGTGATGCAGCAGGCCGACGGCTCGCGATGGGTCAGCCTGGACGATGCCGCCGCCATGGTGCGCCAGGCGGTGGACCAGCTCCGCGGCGAGCTCGCCCAACCCTCAACCCGCGCGGCGCTGGGGTTCGCATGAGCCTCGCCCGTCGGCTGACCCTGCGCCTGTACGAGGGCAGCACAACCCACAAGCGCTGGCAGAACTTCTACCCAGGCATCACCCTGTCTGGCGGCTGGGCCTACCTGCCATTCGATGGTGACGGGTTCAGCGTGGCCAGCGGCGCCGATCAGGCCACCATGCAACTGAGCCTGCCAGGTGTCACCGAGGTCGCTGCAGTGATCGAGGATGCTCTGGCCCCGCCGCAGTGGCTGGCGGAAGTGCGGCTACTGGAGCTGGATCAGGCCCCGACCGCAACCGCGCCACCTGGCAGCGAGATCGAGGTGAGCCGGTTCGTGGGGCAGATCATCGGCGCCTCAGGGCATGAGACCATCACCATCTCCCTGGGGGCAGCGATCACGCCCGTGGGCGCCCAGGTGCCGCCGCGCGTGTTCTCCCCCCGCCTGACGGGTTATCCACCGCGGCTATGACCCTGATCCCCCAGCCGGCCGTAGCGGCGCTCACCAGTGGGGCGCGGGAGCAGTTCCTCCGATCGCTGCTCACCAACCCGGTCACGAACCTGACAAGCGATCAGGCGATGGCTCAGCTTGCGGCACCGATTCCCCTTGTCTGGGGCCGGCGCGATGCGACCGACGACCCAGAGGGCGAGGTCGGCGGCGTTTGGGTGGCCCCGCTGGCTACCGAGCTGCGCTTTGAGAACGACGACAGCACGATTACCGCCTACTACCAGCTGGTCCTCTCACAGGGGCAGGTGGGCGCGATCCAGTCCGGGGAGCTGTGGCAGGGCGCGCAGCAGCGCGGCACGGTGCAGCAGGCCTACAGCGGCCGGGCCGGCACCTGGACGGCCGGCAATGCGCTGCAGCAGCGCTACCGGTTCGAGACGATCACCTATCAGGCAACCCTCAGTGCCGAGCCCTGGACTGGTTGGAACTCAACCGCAAGGCGAGCGTACACATTTGAGGAGTTTGATCAGTACATACGCGCCAAGATCACGCTAACCAGTCGCGGTAACTATGTCACAGCGTTTAATGTTCAGCCGGTAAAAAGCAACATCATTCAACCGTTTGGCGGCATTGACGAAAGCTATCAAACGTCAATCTACTTCCAAACTCAGTCGGGTCGATACCTGCCAGGCTACAACTATACTGCCAACCCTTCACCGACAGAGAATAGGTTCTCTGTCACCCTGCAAGAAGAAGGTATAGATTATGTGCTGACTTTATTCGGCGGCAAGCCCTTCTATCAGCCGCCAGCAAATTACGTCCTACAGATCACCGAAACCAATGCAATCCCGCTGCCACTGCCGGCGGTGGCCAATTACTGCGGAACCGGCGGGGGCAGCTACTACGGGCTGAGCACCGCATCCGTCAGCTGCACCTATCCCAACGGTTCCACCGACTGGCGGCAACAGGCCTGGGTGTTCCTGCGAGGCGGGGCTGAGGCGTCTCGGTTGATCGACACCGGCACCGGCCCCAGCCCATGGCTGCCAGACCTGGCGCGCTATCTGATGCTGGCCACCGATCGGGTCACCGCCGATCAGATCGACACTGACTCTCTGACCCTGGCGGCCCGGTTCAATCGGGCCATGGGCCTGAGGTTCAATGGGGAGATCAGGACGGCCGTCAACCTCAGGGATTTCCTGGGCAGGATCGCGCCGTTGTTCCTGCTCGAGGTCCAGGACCGCGGCGGCCGACTGGGCCTCGTGCCCGCCCATCCGGTGAACGCCAGCTACCGGCTGGACACCGAGCCGATCACACCGCTGCTCACGCTGAACGAAAGCCACATCGTCCCAGGCTCATTTCAACCTCGCTGGATCGGTGCGGCCGAGCGCCAGGCAACGGCCCTGATCATCACCTATCGGGCTCAGCCGGCCAACCAGCCGGCCTACGACCGCGTGATCGAGGTGAGGGCGGAGGGCAGCGGCGAGGCGGGGCCGTTTGAGCCCCTGGACCTTCGGGAGTTTTGCTGCAGCTACCGGCACGCCCTGGTCGTGGGCCTCTGGCGTCAGGCCCGGCGCAACTACGTCACTCACCGGTTACGGGGCCTCCAGATCCTGCCGGAGTACGACTCCACCCTGCGGAATCTCCTGGTTGGCAGCGTCATTCAGGTCAACTACCCGAGGGTACCCAGCTATGGCGAACCATCGGTGCACAGCTACCTGTATGCGGTCGAGGCGATCCGCACCGACGCCAACGGGCAGACGACCCTAGACCTAGAGCATTTCCCGGTTGATCACGACGGCCGTTCCCTGGTGGCTCTGGATGTGATGGGCCGGCTGCCAACGGTTCAGCCGCAGCGCCTGCGGGTCGAAGGCCAGCTCCTGGCGCCGATCATTGGCAGCGGAGTGCTGATCCAGCCCGAGACGCTGCGGGTTGTGGGATCAATCAACGCAATGACAAGCGCGACTGTGATCACGCCGCCACAACGGCAGGTCATTGGCGTCCTGAATCAGCTGTATGAGAACCTTGCATATCCGTATGATCTGTTCTTGCAGTTCAACGGAGCTAACGGCAGTACTTCATTCTCGGATAGCGGCACCAACTACCTGTCGGTCACAACAGTTAGCCAGTCCGGCCAGTCGCCATCCATCAGTACAGCGGTGACCTATAACGGCGAGCCTACGGGCTTGTTCGTTGGCAATGGCTACCTGTCTATCCCGTCAAGCACGATTGATCTGGCCGGCAACAATTTCGAGGTCTCGGCGCTGGTGTATCCCAATGCTGTCAGCGCTAACCAAGTGATCGTTGGAATCTGGCCCGGTGCTGGATCTTGGCGGCTCATGCTGGTTGGCAACGTTGTCCAGTTCTGGTATAGGATTGGATCAACAGATACCAATATCTCAACCAGCGGAATCATTACCGCTCAAACCTGGCAGAAAGTCCAGGCCATCCGCACGGGCAGTCAACTTGAGATCAAGGTTAATGATACCCAGGTTGCCACCGCAACAATCAGCGGCAGCATCAACTCCCCCAGCTCTGCGGTCAACGTTGGCCGGAACGAAGAGAGCAACGTCTGGCACTTCAACGGCCATCTCAAAAACGTCCTGATCAACACGCCGTGACCGTCTTCCCCTCGCTGACGCCAGCTGAGCGACTCCTGATCCCTGGCGACGTGCCGCGGGGGGCATTCGCCTCTGCCAATGGCCGGGTGGCCATCGTGCGCCGCAGCAACGGTAGGACCGGCGATCGGTTGCAGCTCCGATTCCAGGGCCTCACCACGGCCGAAACCCATGACCTGGCGGACCACTCCGGCGGCCATGGCCAATGGCGGCGGTTCAGCCTCCCATCCTCGATCTGGGTAGCCACCACCGACCCGACGCCATCGGGCAGCAGTTGGACCTACGCCAGCCCCCCGAGCATTGAGGAACCACCAGGGATGGGTGATGTCTCTGGCGGGTACCACAATGCCGCCGTAGAGCTCCAGCTTCAGCCCCTTCCCGCCCACGCCTGACCATGGCCGACTATCCCGACCTGATCCCCTCCAGCCGGCGCTACAGCCTCGGGGATGCGCCCGCCACGGCCAGCGAGTGGCTGGGCGCGCTGGAGGTGGTTCACCGGTTCGGCGACGACAGCACCGGGCATCGGCTGAGCCTGGCCTACGACGACGCCACCACTGACGCGGAATGGCTGACGATCCGGAACCACTGGGCAGGCCAGGAAGGCGGCACCCTGCCGTTTGCTGTGCCGGCGCAGGTGTGGTGCGGCCACACCGGCTACGGCGACGTGGTGGGCGGCCTGCAGTGGCGCTACGCCAGCCCACCGCAGCGCTCTGATCGTGATGGCCGGCTAGGGGCCGGCACGGTTGAGCTGGTGGCCGAGAGGATCAGCCAGCCCCTACTCAGCGATGGCGCGGCGCCATGGTTCGGCGCGGCCGTGCCCCTGGTGGCTGAGGGTTCCGACCCGGGGCCACTGCCTCCCGTGGTGCCCGTCGGCACGCCGGAGTACGTGCTGTCGGACGTGCCGCCAGAGATCAGTGAGCGGCCGGCGGCTCCGGCGTTCGCCAGCCGCCCCTCTGCCGTGGCTGGCGGCGGGGCCACAACCAGCAACCGGTACGTACTGGGGCCTCCGGTCGGTGATCTGATCTCCCTCAACATTGACAACCGGGAACCGGACGGCTACGACCCACCAGGAGAGAACGTCGTCAATCGGCTCAGCCGCGCTCCACTGCCTGGCGATCCGCTGGACTACACGGCGCAATGCGCTAGCCCTGGTACTGCCAGGTGGTATTTCGTGCCAGATGTGGATGATGCTGCTGCATTGACGCAGGGTAAGACGGCGCAACAGATTACCGATATGTTGAAGGATGAATATGGAGTAACTGCAACCCCGGGGACAACGCTAGAAACGCTGAAAGCGCTATACGCTAAGGCCGCAGAAGCCGCAGACTATGGAATCCTGCCGGTGAAATATGACACCATTGTAAAACTTCAATCAAGGATTGACGCGGCAAAATCCAAGGGCAAGCAGCGCGGCGAGCCTATACCAATGCAAGCCGACACCAGCAACCCTGCTACGGCTCCCGCCATCTACGGCGGCGGCAGGATCCTGATAGAGGATGCCTGCGGAACATCCTACGGGAACTGGTTGCAGGTCTATCCGATTGGATCTAGCGCCTGGAAGGGCAGGACAACCGAAACGGTGATGGTTCAATTCGATTCTGATGGCAGCTGGGGAACGCTTGGCGGCGTAACACCAGTTAGCACCAGTGGATTCTTTATGGATAACAAGTTAATTTGGACATACACGGATGACGGGGAATTGTATTTAGTTGGTGGCGGTTCTCAGGCTGGCGGCACAAATGCCAGCAGGGAACCACCTGGCTTGCTGAGAACATTCAAGGTTGTTGAGGCGAATGATGAATACGGCCACACATCCGGCACGTACGCGCCAGATGGCAGTGGCGGCTGGGTCTACACGCCGCCAAGTCCCTAGGCTGTATCTGTAGCTTGGACGCCATGACAACCATCACACCTGAGGATGTTTCTGCTATTGCCGTTACGTTGTTGGCTGGCAGTGAAATCTTATCTCTACTTCCTAACGTGAAGTCCAACGGATGGATTCAGCTGATCCTGGCAGCCCTGAGGGGTATCGCAAGATGGAAATAGAGATTCCTGATGACGTACACCTTCAGATCGTTTCTCAGTTGGCCGAGCTGCGAACTGACATGAGGCACCTTCTCAGGATGGCCCAACTCCATAGCGAGGAACGCTCCAAGCTTGGGGAGCGAGTTGGCGCATTGGAGCAGGCGATCCCCAACGAGCTGGACAAGCGCCTGGGGCGGCTTGAGACTCGCAACGGTCAGCTCCTGTTACTGGGCGGGCTGGCGGTGCTGGTGTGGCCCATGATCTGGGGGGCGATCAGCAGTCGGCTCTCTGAGGCGGCACCATCTCCAGCCAGGGTGATGGTGCCGATGCGGCAGGGGCCTTAGGGGTTAGCCATCGGCCCGCTTCCGCTTGGCGTGCCGCTTCACCTTGTCGGTTCGGTACTGCCTCCCGTCAGGCGTCAGCCGCTGCCAGCAGCTGGGGCACACCAACAGGTGCCGCGTGCCCCTGTGGCGGGCGCCGCAGGCCACGCAGGTCAGCCGGACAGCTGGAGGCAGCTCGTCACGCTGGCGGGCGCGGTAACCGGCCTCTGCGTTGAGCTGGGAGGATGGGCGCGGGGATGGGGCTTCAGCTATCGGCCCGCTCCCGATCGGACAGCGAGCCAGGGCCAGGCAGTTTCAGTCATCGGCCTGGGCCTCCTGCTGGCGCGACATGGTCCGGCGGGCGGCGGCCCATTGAGCGACCGTCAGGATGCCGGGTCCCTCCGTGGTGGAGTGGAACATCTGCGCTGGGATCGTCCGCCCCCTGGCCTTGATCCGCCTCCCCCTGGCCCTGCGCGCGCGGCGCTTGCGGCCAATAGTGGGGTCCGTGCGGCGGCTCAACGGGCGCCACGCGGGGGGATGGCTGCTGTTGAGCGACAGGAGCAGGGGCCGTGTGGCAGCGGCTGAGAAGGCTTCAACCATCCGAGCTGCCGCCAGCTGGACGGCAATGCCAATCCGACGGAAACCGGCCGCCACGGCCAGGATCTGCTCGGGGGTTGGGATGGCCTGGCGGATGGGGTCAGGCATCGGCCCGCTCTTGGTCGTTGGCGCCCCTGCCCTGGATCGAATAAGCCAGATGAAAGAACTTGGCCTGGATGCGATAGCGCTCCGCTTGCCTGTGCAGTTCGGATAAGGGCGCTTCAAGATCCAGCTCGACTTCATCCGGCAATACGACAGCAACAGCGGCGCGAATGGCTGCGGATGGGTTGGTGGAGTCTGGATATGTGGCCATGGCTTCGGCAAATGCAGCGCGAAGCTCGGCGCGGGTGGGGACAGGCATGGGGTGAGAACGCAATGGGATGGGTGCCGGATAGGCTCCGGCGGGCCGGGGGGGGTTAGGCGGCTGCCCACCACGCATCCCGCTCTGCCCACCATCGGCGGACGTGGCGGCGGATGCGGTTGCAGCGCATTTCAGCGACTGCCCCAAACTCCATCGGGCAGTCCGGATCAGCCGGGCTGAACCGATGGAACCGGGACAAGGGAACCGGCTTGATTGGAACCGGCCCAATCCCGGAACACATTTCGCTCCAGTGCCGGCGCTCACCAGCAGCAAAGGCCTCAGCGGCACTGGGGCAGCTGAACAGATAGTTGGCGCGTTGGGTTTCGACTACGAGGATCATCGGTGGGTGGGGTGAAGGTGGATGGGTGCCGGATGGGCTCCGGCGGGCCAATGTCTGCGCCTACCAGGCGCCGCCGCCTTGCTCCCTGTACAGTCGATCTTCTTCGGTTTCGGGGCCAATGATAGAAAGAACCACTTCAGGAATCCTAAACAGAGTCATTAGCCCGGTGTATTGGTCGCCCCATACAGAAAATGGCGGCGACGTTTTACGATTAAAATCCGTTTCCCATGGATCTGGGGCTGAGGGGTATTGTGCGTCCCACCGTTGACGAGCGCAGTTGTAGGCATTGGGTGCCCAGCTGTGGTTAATCATGTTGAGGCGAGAATGTCGTGAAATGGATTGCGGGGATTGCCGACTGCTTGGCAGGCTCCCCGCGGGCCAGGGGTCAGTGCCCCGGAGGAGGCGGTTGCCTCCCGTTGATCAAACATTAACCCGCTTATGGCTGATCGGCGCCTTTCTGCTGTGCCGCTTCGCAACCCGTAGCATTCGCCAGGATCAGCCCCAGCGCTCTCCGCACCTGGCGGCGGGATCGCCCACGCACGCACAGCCCCCCGCCGCACGCCTCCCAGATCGGCTCCCCGCCGATCCCAACCACACTCAGCCGGGCCTCGGCAGACTGATCACAACGCTCTGGGCCCATGGTCAACCGATCCTGGCTTTTCATTCAGCAGTCTCCTGAATCCAGCTTCAGGCGGGAGGCGATGCTGCGCGCCCTGCGGCGGATGCCACAGGCTCAGCTCCTGGCGCAGGCGGAGCAGCTGGCGGCCGATCTGCTGGAGGCATGCACTCGCCTAGACCAGGCAGCAAGGCGCATTGCTGAGCTCGAATGCGCCGAGGCCTTGCGCGACGCGCGGCCGTTCCCTCGCAAGCCAGCGCCGCGGCACTTTCAGATGGTACGGGAGCTCCTGACAGGCCGGCCGGCAAGTTGATCACCAGCTGCTGGCCTTCGCCCACCGCCTCCACTCCTGGCGGCTTGCAGGGCACCGGCGGGGCCTTCAGTTGTTGCCTGGCGCGCCTCAGGATTTGCACGGCGCTGGAGGCGCTCACCCCCTCGGCGACTGCCGCGGCGGCGATGGTCTGCGGCTCGCAGCCGATGCCGTAGCGCCGGCGAATCAGGCCGGCCGCCAGAGGGTCGAGGGCCTCTAGTCGGTCATGCAGCTCGGCTGACCGGGGATCCTCGGGCGCATCCTCCGGAGCGGCCAACAACTCGCCCAGCGGAAACCCTTCATCTCCCACCAACCGATCGAGGCTGGCAGGGCGCCGGCCGACATTCAATGCTGCGTCAAGCTGGTCAAGCCTCAACCCCAGGGCTTCCGCCAGCTCCGGCCTGGTTGGCTCCCTGCCCAAAGTGATCACCAGCCGCTGATGTGCCCGACCCAGCTGCAGCAGCTTGTCCGAGAACGTGGCCGGCATTCGGATGGTGCGGCCGTGATCGGTCAGAGTCTTGGTGACCGATTGGCGGATCCACCAATAGGCGTAGGTGGAGAACCGGTAGCCGCGGGCTGGGTCGAACTTCTCGACAGCTCTCAGAAGCCCCTCGCTGCCACCCTGCAACAGATCCTCAATCCCGATGGCGGCCCCAATGTGGTCCCGGTACTGGGTTGCGATGGTGGCCACCATGCGCAGATTGCAAGCCACCATGCGATCCCTGGCGCGGCGACCCCGGCGGATGGTGGCGGGTGACGGGTTGGGATCGGTCAGCCATGCCTGCACCTGGCGGGCCAGGGTTAGCTCCTGCTCTGGCGTCAGGAGCTGGTGCCTGCCGGCCTGATCCATGAACCAGGCTGAGGCACTGGTCATGGCGGACCGGGTGGCGTGGCCTGGCCCCGCTCGCGGCGGCGCTCGCTTGCGCGTTCCTCAAGCTGCCAGCATATACAAGACAAGATAAAGAATACTGAAATGACGGCCATTAGTGGACTTCCTGTTATCAGGAATCCAACCATCCACACACTAGATTGAATGCTGCAATGCTGGCTATTTTTCATGGCCCTCCAGTTCGGCGGCGATGGCAAGGTGCTTGCTGCGTGTATTGCAGCGTTGCCATTGCCTGTTTGACATGGCAAGACACCCTGCTTCCTCTGGCGGCACTGGCGGCAAATCTGACTCGTCCGGCACCACCTGATCGACCAGAGCGCGGATGGCGGCGGCAATAACCACGGGAATCGGCTCGCCATCCTGACCCATGGCAGCATCCATCACCGCCTGCGCGGCGGGGGAGAGGGGGCGGGTCATCGCTCGGCCTCCTTGCGCAGCATGGCCGCGAAATAGTCGGCCGAGGCAGTGGCGCTGCTGACGGGCACTTCTTGCTGGGTTTCCAGCCAGTCGGCTACAGCGTGGATCATCGCCCCATAAACCTCGGAATGGTCGGCCATGGGGTTGTCAGCCAGCTCGCGCTCTTGCGCGTCGTGCATGAGCTGCCAAAGGGGAGTGGTCATAGCTCGGCCTCCCTGCGCAGCATCTCGGCCCACTGCGAGCCGTTGGCGATGGTGTCGGAACGCTGCTGAAGCCAGTCGGCTACGGCGCGGATGGCACGCACTGCCCTCCCTGGATCCAGTATCACGGTTTCCATGATGCGATCCACCAACCCGCCAACAGGCGCGGGCGACGGGGTGGGGTGGGGGCGGTTATCTAGATCGCTGGCATAGCGATCTAGGAGAATTGCAGCAGCTGATAAAAGTTGACGCATGGGGCTGCCAGGCTCGTGGCTTTGGCATTTCTCCAGTAGTCCAGCCGCCACGGTGCGCGGAGATGGAAGGTCGCCAGCAGGCGCAGGCGGCGGGGCGACTTCCTCCTCCTGACGGGACTGGGCGCTGTGCTGGCGGCCGAGGTTATAGATGGCGCGAAAGCCGGGGGTCGCCGAAGCGCCACGCGCGCCTACATAAAACGTCTCGATCAGCTCCTCATCCGTGGCCACCATTTCCGTGGCGTCCCGGGAATGGTCTGGAGCAGGCGGTGGGGTGGCGGCGGCTTCCAGGGCGGTGAGGCGGTCGCGCAGCTCGAAGAGGCATGCGCGGGTGTCGGACAGCTCGAAGAGGCATGCGCGGGTGTCGGAGGCAAATGCTCCAGCGTCTTCCCACTGCTTCGGCGTGGCTCTGTGTGGTGCGGTCATGGTCAAATCCTCGCAGGGGTAACAGATTCCGGCTGGCCCTGATATTTCCCCTGGCGGCCTTGATAGGTCACTTCGCAAGGTTCCCCCTCGAAGAACAGCAGCTGACACACCCCTTCACCGGCGTAGACGCGGCAGTCGGCGCCGCTGGAGTTGCTGAACTCCAGTGTGAGATGCCCCTCCCACGCTGCCTCTGCTGGCGTCATGTTGAGGATGACTCCCAGGCGGGCGTAGGTGGACTTGCCCAGGCAGATCACCGTGATCATGGGCGGGACTCGCAGCCGCTCCAGCGCCACACCAAGCCCGTAGGAGTGGGCGGGCAGGATGAAGAAGTCGCCGTCCTCATCGTGATGCAGGGGCGCGGGTTCCAGGTTGGCGGGGTTGAACCGCTTGGGGTTCATCACCGTGCCTGGCACGTGGCGGAAGATCTGAAACTCCTTAGAGCTCAGGCGCAGGTCGTAGCCGTAGGAGCTGGTGCCGTAGGAGAGGACGGGGCGCTGCA